TGGATTATATATAAAACTTCTAAGATGAAAAATGAATTTAAAATTAGTATAGTCCAAGTTGCAAGTTATATTCTTTTTACTATTAATATGCCTATTCAACTTACCTCCTATTATTGATAGACTAACGTTGTTTGTAACAAGGAAATATAACTTATAAAGAAAAAACAAAAAGAAAAAAATAAATTCAAATAAATATAACAAAATAAACCACCATACAAATTGTAACATTATATTTTTTTTAAATCAATAGATTTTCATTATTTCTACATTGTTAGATAAAAATAGAACATTTTCGACAGAAATTTTTACAATTTTAAACTTTTTTAGAAAATTTTTAACTTTTTTTCAAAAAATCATTGACATTTAACAAAAAATAATGTATTATATATTAGCAATACATTTTGTGGGCCATTAGCTCAGTTGGCAGAGCACTTGACTTTTAATCAAGTTGTCCGCAGTTCGAATCTGCGATGGCTCACCACTTTTTTTATTGGCCCGTTGGTCAATCGGTTAAGACACCGCCCTTTCACGGCGGAGTGAGGAGTTCGACTCTCCTACGGGTCACCAATGTATTGTAAATGCTTGAATAGCTCAGTTGGTAGAGCAACGGTCTTGTAAACCGTAGGTCGTCAGTTCGACTCTGACTTCAAGCTCCATTAAAATACATTAATATCAAGCCTTTCGTAAAGATTGGCTTGATATTTTTTTATATTTTATTTTACCATTTTGTACTATTTTTTACTTGTTTTTTCTAAAAAATTTCCCCAAAATTTCCCCAAGATTTTATCAATTAGTAAGATTTTTTCTTACTATTTTAAAAAACAAAGAGCAGTAACTTAATACTGCTCTAATTTATTTTGTAATTCATCTATTTCTTGACTTAAATGTATTATCACTTTACTACTTAATTTCTTTTTTAATACAAGTTCATTTAATTTATTTTTCTTCTTATTAAGTGATAGTAGTATATTATATTTCTTCATTTTATCACTTCCCAATTTTATTATATCATTTTTATGTATACTTGTATATATCTTCGACAAAAGTAGACAAATTTTACAATTCTTTATCTGCAAGTACCAAAAACTTGGCTATTGTCTAGTTTTCTTCTTGCTATATAATTTCTGTTTCCAGATTTGCCTACATAGCTTATCCAACGATAACCTTCGTTATCTATATAGCTATCATATTTTACACTCTCTCCTTTGCTGTATTGTGCTACAACTTGACCGCTCAAAGATGGACTTCTTCTTACATTCAAGTTATTAACACTTGCTGTAAAAGTTCCGTTTTGTGCAATTCTGTTTCCTGATCTATCAGCATTTAAGCCTAATTTTTTTTGATTATTAGGTCTTAATACACATACATAACCTGAAAAAGGATTATCTCTATAACCTATAGCTAATCTTTTTATTCCATTTTGGTCATAGTATTTCCCATTTACATCAATTAAACCTATATGTCCATATCCTCCACCGTAATTGCTTCCGTAAACAAGTATATCACCTTTTTGTAATTTAATATTTGAACCTAATTTTGTAAATCCTTCTGGTACATTAAAAGCCCAATCTTTCGCATTTCCACGTGCTTTAAATTGCATACCAAACACCTGATATAAATATTGTTGTATCAAAGATACACATTGACCTTTATACTTATAATTAGGCGTTGGATTAGCAACACTCCCTTGAGCTAGTCCCCAACTCCCAAATTCTGCTAAATTCATTATTCCTCATCCTCCTCTATTTTAAAAATTTCTCCTTGAAAATCTTTATCCATTTCTTCCATTATGCTCATTCCTTTCTTTCTTTTATTAATTTTATTAAAAAATCAATCTCAAAGAAAATTTTGTCATCTAAATAGTTACTTTTTTCTTCAAACATTGATTTTTCAAAATCTTTTTGATAAATTTTTAATATTTTTATTATTCTTCTACTTATCCATTTTTTAGCCAATTTTTGCATAAAAGTCGACCTCCTATACGCCAAAATAAAGCTTTAAAATAAGCAAGGTATAGTAATTACACCTTGCTATTTTTCGTTATTTTCTTGATTTTTAGTTTCTACATTTTTTTGATATTGTGTTCCAAAATAAAATGCAATTATTGTTGTAAATATTGTTAGAAATTGTTCTGCGTTTATTATTTTTCTACACGCTAGTACACAAAATACAAGTGTTAATGCTAATGTTACAATACTCTTAACATCTAGTAGTTTTTTCATACTATCACCTCTTTTCTTTTTCTAAAACTGTTATTCTTGTTTCATGATCATTTATTTTTTCATCATGCTCTTTTATATCTGCTTGACTTTTTGCCATATTTCTGTCTAGACTATCTATTGTTGCGTTTAATTTTGTAATAGAACTATTTAGTTTAATAATTGGCGTCATTACTGAAATTAAAGTTACAATAAAACCAAGCAAGAGTAAAATTGAATTGTTATCCATTTTGTTTACACCTCGCTCTCTTCTATTTTTTTAACTTCCCATTTTTGTATTATCTTATCATTTTCTTCTAAATAGTAAGTTTGCAAATATTCTGTATCTAAATTATAAGAAGTCTCTTCAGTTTCAATTAGCTCTTTATACCCTGCTTTCAAAAAATCTTCATCACGTGGATTTATTACTTGCTTATTATCATATTTAAGTATCTTTTTGTAATTTGCATATTTTACATTGTATTCATTTATATATTTTACTAACATATTAACTCTCCTTTTCTCCGTATAAGAAATCTCCTGTTCCGCTTGTTGTAGTAAAACTTTTTATTTACTTTGTCATACATACATGCTACGCCGTTCTTGTCCAAAACGGGTATCATATCTCTAATTAATACATCATTATCATATATTTTACAATCATATATATTCATTTTATTTGACTTTGTAATAGTTCCGTGCTGTATTTATTCCAAAAAGTACTAGATTATAATCGCTTTGAAATTCTGTTGTAGATTTTGCTTGATATTCAACATTATCAAAAAATAATTTTCCTTTATCGATTTTAAAATAATGAATATCGTTATCATTATTTGTAATTGTTACTACTCTATTTAGTCCTTTTGAATAATCAAGTCTATAATAACCTAAGTTTGCTGTTTGTCTTTCCATTAACCCAGCAAAGGTTGAATTTCCGGCTGAAATCCTAGCGCCAAAGACAAATGTAGTAATAAAGTAAGTTATTTTTGCTCTTGCAATAATTCTTGTGTTGCTATTCGGTTTAAATTCAGTATCAATGTATTGCGTACCATTTGACGCCAAATATTTTAATTCTGTATATTCATCTTGCTTTTTCACAGACATCATTAATCTTCTTCTAAAACTAGACATTTGACACCCCCAACAGCACACCAATATTGTCTACTATACTGCATTGATATATTTTGTTTGACTCTATCGTCGGTGTTTCTAGCCATTTAATTGTGTTTGGTAAAGTTAAAGTTGTAGCTGTACTACCACTTGTAAACTCAAACATATACTCATTTAAAACTGATGTATCTGTTATTGCTGCAAGTGTAATATTTAAACTTGATACTTCACCAAACTTATAAAATTTATTTGACTGTATTTCTTGCGTACTTGATGTACTTTCTACTACTTGTACTGAATAGTTTTTACCATTTGTGCCATCTTTGCCTTGAACCGTGGGTAATTTAACATACTTACCAGTGTTTAAATTCTTTATATATATACAAGCCACTATTAAATTCCCTCCTCTATTTCAATATAATTTTCTTCGCTATCATTGACTCCTAGATATATCTCTTTTGATTTAATAGCATAATCTTGTGTGCCTTTTTCATCTTTTTGTACTTTTTCTTTGCTAACTATTATCTTTCCATCTTCTGCTTTTAAAACTTTTAAATTTATATTTTTATTTTCTATTATCATTCTTCCACCTTCTCTACTATCGACCATCCCTTATTAGTTGCAATTGCTTTTTCATCATCTGATAATAATGCCAAACTTTCAGAGCACAAACATATACTTTTTGTACTATTGGTTGTAGCTAATGCATTTATTATGTTTATCAAACTATCATGTGTTAAATTACTACAATAACTAAAATCAATTTCAACGTTTATACTTCCTACAAAACTTAAATTTTTAAGACTTACACAGGCACAAAAAATGTAATTTACTGGTGAATCCCATTCATCATACTTTTTGTCTGATACAATTGAAGATATATTTAAATTTATAATTGTATGCAATTTTCTATCATAATTAAAACACGCAACTGCAGAGGTTGTTTTGTTTAAATTTATATTTTCTAATTTCTGTAAATTATCACATTGATTAAACATATAATCTGCTACTTCAATATTAGAATAATCCATTTGTGGAAATTCTGTTATTCCTGAAAAATTAGAAAATAAATGCGTTCCTCCAACTACATTACTTATATCAATTTGAGGAATTTTTTTTATATATAAAAGAAGTGCTCTTTCAGCATATATTGAATTTGCCTCTATTTCTTGAGGAAAATAGTCATATATATTTTCTCCACCACTTATAGTATCTATTGTTGAAACTAAATTTGATGAATCTTTGCTTGTTGGTATTGTTGCACCTTTTTCATTTAATTTTTCATATGCATTTGAAATATTATCTTTTATTCTTTTTATCTCTGTTGTTATGCTCATATTACACCTCCGATAGTAAAGTTTCTATATTGCCAACTAGTTCGTTTACATATCCTTTTGTTGCATAATTTGATAAATCTTGATGTTTAGTTAAATAACCTGAGTCATTATTAAATGAACTAACATTTTTGGGTATAACTGGAATTACAGTTGAATCTGGTAAGGCTCCTACTTCTTCTGCAGTATATTTAGGTTTAGTAGGCGATTTTGCCCATTCTGGAACAGTTGGGTCTGTTTCAATGGATTCTGTAATAGAAGCATTCAAAACTCCATCTTTATCCATATATAAATTTTTTCCCACTTTTATTAATCCTAATTCAGTAGAACTTGCCACGCCTGGTTTATCTTTTAAATCATTATACGAACCTGTAAATGTATCAGGGGTTTCGTCTGGATTAACCCATATAACATTATCATTTGAAGTAGGCTCAGTTGCTTGTACAACAACGCCAGCATTTCCTTTTTCTCCAATATCTCCTTTTGGCCCTTTAAGAGCTGCTAACTGTTCTTCAGTAAAGTCTTCATAAACAAAGGCACTTCCTTTTTCACCTTTTGGGCCAGGAACACCTTGTATTCCTGGTTCTCCTTGAGGACCTTTTAAGTCAACTGAACTTGTTCCACTTGCAGATGTTATTGTAAGTATTGTTCCATTCCAATTATGAGTTGGTGATTTTCCATCCTTCCCATTATCTCCATTTTTTAGTTCAGTAGATGTGGTACCATTTTTATCAGTAACAGATATTAAAGCTCCTTTATCTGTTGAACTAATTTCTACAATTGGACTAAATCCATCTTTTCCACTATCTCCTGAACTTCCTTTTTCTCCCTGCGGTCCTTGAGGCCCAATTTCTCCTCTTTCTCCTTGGGGACCTTGAGGACCTGGAGAACCAGTTGCACCAGGTTCCCCCTTTTCACCTTTTAATATATTACTAGTTATACTTGTTGTTATATCTATTACTTTTTCTTCTTCAATTCTTATTTCCATATTTTCACCCACTATTCATTAGCTTTAAATGTTACTTCATCTGTAAGCTCAATGTTCCCAAGTATTAATGTTTTTACTAACTCTCCAGATACAAGTTCAATATCATATACATACGAACCATATTTTAATTCAGCTGTATCTTCATGGCCTAAAGTTATAAAATAATAATCTCCTTTGTTAACAATATCTCCATTTGAATAACGTTTTTGTAATACTATATTAGTTTGATTATAATTATTTTTAACAGTAAAATATAATTCATCTTCCCCTGTTAATTTTAAAATATTATCCGCGGAATCAACTAATTTAAATTTAAAGCTAAATGTATCACCTCTAATAAATTCAAAATCCATAAATTTCTGTTACACTCCCTTCCTATTTAAATAATCAACTAAATAGTCTAAATAATCATATATTTTTTTATTATCTAAATCATATTTTTGTATTAAACCCTCAACAGAAGTTGGTTGCAATCGGTCTTGAGCAATAGTTTTATTATTTCTTACTGCTTTTTCAATCATAATTTACCTCCTAAGACAAACAAAGGGACTTTTTTATAGTTCCTTTATTTATATAATTCATTCCATATTTGTTCTTTTCTTTCCTTACTTATTTTTAAGTTATTAATATATGTATGTATTTCTGATTTATAATTTTTTCCATAACTACTGTTACACTTTGTAAATAATATTTTCTTTTGGGTTGAACTTAAACTTAAAGAATTTATATAGTTAAAAATAGCCTTCTTTTTACTTCCAGATATAGTCTTTCCTTTTGAGTTTTTAATTCCCTCAATATCTCCTATTTCATCGTAATATTTATTTAAAGTTGTAACTGGTATACCAGCATCAATATACATCATATATTTATCTCTAGCACTTACTCCTTTATCATCTTTTTTACCTGATTGTTGCATATATGTAAGATAATTTCCATTTAATTTTTTTAAATCTGATACAGTAGGTTTTGTATCTGTATCTGTTAAAAGTGATAGCATCATATCTTTTTGATTATCTTTAGTATCCATATTCATTATGTACTTTGCTTTTTTTGCATTACTTGAACCTGATATTGCTTTTTCATCTTTTTTATCACCTTTGATACTATTAACTTGTGTCTTATATATATATGCATTACCGTATTCAAGTCCATTAGTCACTAGTTCATCAATTTTAACATCTGTATCTGGCCTTTCATATTTTAATTTTTTCTCTTTTGCTAACTTTTCTTTAGCTAATTCGTTTGAATCACCAGCTATTTCAGTTAATATTTTTGCTTTTTCAGCAGCTGATAATTTTTTATATGTGTTACTCTTTAATAACTCATTTACAACTTTATCTACATATTTTCCTGTTATTTTTTGATATTCATATCTTTCCTGGGATGTAAGTGTTATATTATTACCATCAATTGTTTGACTATATCCTGCTTGTCGTGGAAATATAGTTTTATCTCCTGTTTTTTGATAAATTTTGTATATTTCTGTTGCCACTTTTCCTCCTTTACCAGAATTTACATTCGCAGGATTAATAAAAGTATGAAAAGCATAAAGGAAAGGATTTGTTTCTCCTCCATACTTTTTTATATCGTTTCCTAAAGTATCTGATACCGGGGTTAGTTGTTTTGACACCCCAGGCACTTTTGCTTTTACTTTATTTACTGCTGTTTCTATTGGTTTACCTTTTTCATAAGTTGTTCTTTGTGTGCTATCAGTCATATCTACGATTTGTTTCATAAGTGTAGGAATAGCTCTCGACGGCAATTCAGATACTGCCTCAAATAAACCATCTGCTGGTCCGCTATTGTTTGTTAATACTGTATTTATACTTTGCATAAAAGATTGTTCAAGAATGTTATTAAGCGGTACGTTTAAAGTACTAGTGACTTTTTCTAATAAGTTTGCCTCTTTATCTGATTTATTAACCAAATTTGCCATCATAGAAAATGGTGCAGCTACTGGTTGCGCCCAATCATAAGTAAAAGATTTGTTTCCTATTTTTACTGAATACTGAGTAGTTCCTAACGTATTTTTCATAAAATTTGCTACATCTTTGTCATCATCACTTTCACCTGATGTTATACCAACTTTTGCCAATGCATAACCTAAAACATATAGCATTGTGCCGGCTGTTGCTTTTCCTAAATCTTGTACAAATCTGTGTTGTTGTTGTACAGTAAAATCTCCCCTACTTATTGCTTTTCTTAAATTATTTCCTTCAAAAAGTGTGTTAACCAAACCCACTGGTGAATAATCTACGATTGCTTTTGTAAGGTTGGCTGGAGTTTTTGCAAAAGGTATCAAAACATCTCCTAATCCATATCCTTTAACATTTACTTTGTTAAGAGCATTTCTTGTAGATAAAACAAACTTTGTATAATTATTATCATCTTGCCAAGTTCTACTTAAAGCCTCATTTGTTGCTATATCTATCATGTCTTTTGTTACTATATCTGTATTATTTAATACTAATTGATTATTTATAGAATTGGTAAAAGTAGCTTCATAAAAAGGTCTATCTCCAACATCTAAAGCAAAGTTTAATATATTATCAATTTTATTTAAAGCCTTTCCTAATCCTTTATTCTTAAAAGATTTTCCTTGACCTATCTCAAATTTATTTCCTTCCATATCTCTAGTGTTTAATCCTTTTTTAAAATCGTTATACGATTCGTATATACCTTTTCCAAATCCTTTGACATTACTTACTGGATTAGACAAACCTGTTGTTCTTACACCAGTTTTCTTTGATATTGCCTTATCAGCAATTGTAGAAAAAACATCACCTACGGCATTAATTGGAGCTACTACTGCATTTCCCAATATGTTTCTGACTTGGGTTTTAGGATTAAATAACATTGATATTCTCATCCACGACTTTATCCCTGCTCCTCTTTCGGGTGGCAATTTATCAGTCATAATCTTTTGAATTTCAGCAAGTTTTGTTTTCTTTTCATAACTATTATTTGGCAATTCTTGTGCCTCTTTTACTTTATCAATTATAGCCTGAGTTTCTTCTGGTTTTAAGTCAAAATCTTGCCTATGTTCATCTATCCACTCTTGAGTTTTATTTTTAGAAAATCTTTCGAAGGCTTCTTGTAATTCAGATTGAGCGTATTGAAACATCCCCTCAGGTGTTAATCTAGCTTGTATACTATATGCTTGCAATGCTTGACCTGACTTAGTTGCCATATCTCTCATTTTTTTTGCTACGCTTACGGCAGATTCATAATCCCCTGAATCTTGATACTGTTTTAATAATATCCATCCTTCCGCCACTTCTGCTGCTGAAACATTAGTATTTTTATCAGATAAATCTTTACTAAACCATCTTAAAGTTTCTTTACTTCCGTCTTTTTGCAATCTTTCATTTGCCTCTCTTAATGATTGTGCATTAGTAACACCTTCATAATATTTTATATCATCTTGATTTTTTATGATTTTTCTTAAATCATCGTTTAGCATACCAGTTTTATTCATTAAATTATCATAAAAATCACTTTTTTTACCTTTATCTGTTTTATATTTAATATCAGGTAATTTAGGAGTAGTTGTAACGTCATTTTCTGTTAAGTTTGATATTTGTAACGGATTTAATGTGTTTTTATTTATATATTCTTTTGCAATTGCTATATTATTTTGACTTTTTTTCAATTTTTGTCTATTTTCTATCCATTCTTTTGTTGGTAGTTTTATATCTTGTAAGTTAGTTCTAATTCCTTCTGATTTAAAGTTCTTTTCTAAATATTTTTGCCATGATTGATTACTTTGAGAATATTTTTTATTATCTATTTCTGCATATTGACCTTGTGTTGGATCTATCCATGCAACATCATTTATATTTACCTCTTTAGAATATACTTTACCATTTCCAGAGTAACTTTCTGCTTCCATTCTTGAAGGACTAACAAAAACTCCCTGTTTAATTGGATAGGAAGAATATACTGTTATTTTGCCTGCTTTTATTGCGTTTTCAATATCTTGCCTACTCAAATCTGGATTATACTCGTCATAAGCTGCCCATTCTTCATCTTGTATTGTTTCTTCCAAAGTTTTTATATCTTCTATAGTTCTTATTCCAGTATGATAATCGTCTTGCATTGGATTATTCTTATTTATAACTTCTAATTGCTTTTCTTTCAAATTAAAAGAACCTGAATTATTTTCAGATTCTTGAATAGAATATTTAGTAATAGTATTGACATTATCGTTTGATGGTGCTATACTATTATTAATAAAAGGATGTTGATTCAATAGAGATTTTTCACTCTTAGTTTCAACATTCTTTATTTTTTTGGTAAGTTCATCATTATATTCAAAATATTTTTTTGCATAAGCAACTTTTGTACCATCTTCTAAAATAGCTATAGAAAAATCTATATTGTATGCACTATTACCATCATAAAATTTCACTGTTCTTGTATCAAAATTATTTATTCCTTGCTTTTCATGTCTTTTCTTATAATCTGGAACGTTTTGCTCTTTCATTTTAGAATTTTTCAATAATTCCTTTATATTTTCATTCACATTTGTATTTAATAATTTCAAATTTTCGATATTATTATATTTACTTGGATACCTTTTATAAAGTTCATTATACATATCCTTACCAGGTAATCTTTTGATAATCTTTGCTTTATCTCCATCACCAAAATCTATTATGGAGCCAACTAAAGATTCATACATTTCTCTTTCTGACATTTTTGTCCCATCTGATTTTAAAAACTGATTTTTTTCCGCCTCTATATACATTGTTCCATCTGATAATACTTTTTGACTATAATATGTATTATTATCCAAATTATTATTTTGTGTTCTATAAGCTGTTTCCCATTTATTTTTTAAATCTTTTACAAATAAATCATATCTACTATTACCTGTGAATTTATTTGCTAATTCTATTATTTTATTATATATTCTTTTAAATATATTAGGTTTTTCAACCGATAAATTATTTATAAACTCTTGATTCCCAAATAATTGACCTGATATATCTGCTACTACTTCGGAGGAAATATCATTTGTTTTATATGTTTTCTTTAAATTTTCTACTGCTTGATTAAATTCTTTATTTTTACTTGCATAGTTTACTATTAAATTTCTTATTTCAGGGGTTTCCACTGCATGTGTTACTTCATGCATTAACAAAAACTCTCCCACATTTTGTGCATTTGGATTAATTTTTATTTCTACTTCTCCATTCTTCAAAGTCGTTATTTGTGCATTTACTGAAGTTCCCTTTTTATTTATTGTATCATCTAATCTTATATTGTAGCCTTTATCACTTATTACCTTCTCTATAACACTTCCCAAAGCTCTTGCTTCGTTTGTATCTTTCCAATATTTTGACATATCTTGTCTTAATGCATTTATTTTACTATTATCGCTTTCAATATATTGATAATTTCTTATAGGTAAACTTGTTTGTGTTATATTATTTTTACTGTTATTTTGTGGTACAATATTATTAATGGAATCATCAGTTGTATTTCTAGGCAGTTGTGACATTTCAATATTATCAATATCTTTTGTTATTATTCCAGTATTATTTTTTAGCTCTTGAGCATTTTGTTTATAAGCTTTTTTCGTATATCCTCCACCTATAGTATTTAACACTGCAGTTGATAATAATGTTGATAATGCTGTATCACTCCAATCCTTTATCGAATACTTAATATTAGGGTCCGTTGTTCCTTTATCCAACATAGTATTTAATATATCCGATACTGTCTCTTCTCCAATTTCACCAGCAAAATCATATCCCTTTTTTGCGATAAAATTAAGTACTTGATTTTTGACTTTATTATCTATTCCCCTTTTAGCAATATCATCTAAGGCGCCCTTACCGAAGAAATTAATTCCTCCGGTTAAAAGTTCTGTTCCTGCTTCAATTGCCCCTTTTGTATTACCTATGTCTATAGCTTTCTGTAACTCTTGTCCTTTTTCTCTTGCTTCTTCTGTGCTTTGACCTTTCACTGAATACCCCATAGTTGCTAAACCTATATTAGGATTTTTAGTAACAGCTGAAGCAACAATAGATGGCACCATATTACCCAAACTATTAGAAACATTAAATAAAAAATTTTCAACATTTCCGAATTTATTGTTATCTTTTTGAACTTTTTCATCATACTTTTTAAATGGTTCATCAACCTTATTTTGAACATTTTGTACTTTATCAGATAACTTTTCTGAATTATTTTGACTTAATTTTCCAAGTAATTCAATACTTGCATCCAAACCTTTTTTCCCAGTAGTCGAAGCATCTACTACATCTGTTACACCATTTGTTACTATATTTGCTACTTTTTCATAGTCACTTTTATTTTTGTCTTTTAATATATTTGTTGCATTTTTATTACTTGAAATTATATTATCGATAAATGAAACATTAGGATTTAAAGTGTAAGCAGTTGATTTTAAAATGTGTTGCCACAAATTTTTATTTGAATTTTCTCCTTTTTTTAAATTATTTTCTGTTTCTTGAAAAGGAACGTCCATTATTCCTCTAATTCCATTTCCAACGCCTGATATAAAATTTTTTCCTAAGTTTTTTGTTCTTCTTTTTATCTGTATAAAGTTATCTTTTAATTGTTCTTTATATGTAGGAGCACCTGTTATAAATGTATTAAAAGCTGGTTGGTTTTCTACATAATCTTGATGTATTTGTGCTGATTTTTCAGTATGTTTTACTGTATCTCCTTCTATATTCATACCTGCTTGTTCTTCTTTTTGAGCTTGTGACCCTTCATAATATGGATTATTTTGTTTCATTTTTTTATATATTTCTTCTAGTGTCATATTTACACCTCTTTATAATTACCAAAGTCCCATTTTTTTATTAAATTCAACCGCATCTGATATACCTATACCAGTAAGTGGATTAACATTATTTTTAGAATTTTGCACTATCTTTTCTGCCACAGTTTTATTTGACCTTTTTACTGTATCATTATTAGTTCCGCTAGCACTATTTGAAAAACTATTGCCACTATTGCTGAAAGTATAATTTCCACTAGAACTGCTCTTTTTTGCAGCAGTTGCTGCCCTATTAAGTGCATCTTGTTGCTTTTGATATTCAAACTGTTCCCTTGCAAATGCATTAGCTATTTCATCTTGTTGTTTATTATAGTTAAATTCATCTAACCATTGATTATAACTTACTTTATTTTGAGCTAATGTTGTATCTAAATTTAATTGATTCCATAAATTTGTCATTTTTGTTTGTAACTCATTTAATGCTATTTCAGCAAGTTCTTTATTTCCACTTAATCTTGCCTGTGTAATTTGATTATTAAAATCTTGTTGTATTCTATCTGCACTAGATTTTGCTGTAGCATATCTATTTTGATATGTATTGTATGCATTTAATCTAGAAGTTTCACTATATCCACTTCCACCAAGTCCATCACTTGCAATTTGTTCAGCTTGTACACCATATGGATTAACAACTTTCATATAATCCGTATATGCACCTTTTGCCTCTTTATTAAAGTCCTGTTGTGCATAATCTTTTTGCTGATTTATTTCATTTATTGTTTGATTTGTGTTTGCTTGTGACTGTTCCTTTTGAATTTGACTTTGCTGTGAAAGCATATCATTTTGTTGTTGTAAATTATTTGCGTATTTGTTTTCTAAATCTGCATATGGATTTTCCATTAAATTCCCCTCCTATATCCTGATGTGGTTCCAACAATAAAAATCCCGGATTTATTTCCATTTTCTGTTCCTACCCATATAATTCCTTTTTTGTTTACTCCATTATCATTTATTATCACTGTTTTTATTCCACCACTTAATTTTATTGTTATATCTTTTCCATTCCATGATTTATTGCCATTTTGAGTAGACCTTATATAAATTCGTGCTAATTTACTTTCATTGCCACCTAAAAATTTATAGAATTTTTTTATATCCTCAGTTGAAAATTTCATTATTGTATTATTTGAATACTTTTTATAATCAATTATTGGGGTCTTACCATCTGTTTGAAATATTCCTATTTCAACAGATGCATTCGATGGATTAGAATACTGTATTAAATAATCTTTTCCAATTTTTAAAGTGCTAATAAAGTTTGTAAATTGTGCCATATCCAATGTATTTGTATATAAATATCCACTTTCAGTCCACAATCCATTATCAGCCCTTCTTATCCTAGTTCTAATGTTATATGAAGTATTCGGTAAAAGATTGGAGATAGTATATGTTGGATAACCTGATGCATCGGTCCATCCACCACCATTTATGGAATATTGTAAATAATCACAATTTGCATCTGCTCCCCAGTGAACTCTTATCGTATTCATTGTTCTTGATTCAACATAATGATTAGTAAAATTAGCATATCTATTCAAATGGTCACAATAATAAGTCCAACTTCCACTTGCTGTACCTAATCCAACACCTGTAGCATGGGAGCAAGAAACTCCTATACTTGCATCTCCATTATCATTGTGCCACACTTTTGTATCCCATGTACCTAATAACAATAATTGTGTACCTGCACTAACTCTAGCATCGAAGTTTACAGTTCTATTTGTATCATTCCCGTTTATTCCAACATAAACATTAGTACCGTAATTATTGTAATATCCCCAGTTAGCATTTACTCTCATCCACACATCCGCTCTTTCAACAGTATAATTACCAGATGCGCTATTTTCTACTGTATATACATGTAATCTTAATGTTGCACTTGAATTTGCATAACCAGCATCATACCAAGCTTCAGCCATTTTATACTCACCTACTCCTCATCAAATATCTGTATAAAAATTTCACCATCAGATAACGTAGGAACTGTTGTTCCATATCTGATGGCGTTTTGTTTTTTTGTATTTAATTCTTTTCCCATTTCAGCAGTTAAAGCACTTTTTGTTCCACCTGACGTAAGATTATTTATTAATGGAATTTCTCCATTTTCTATAGATGGAATTAAAATTGTATTAATATAATCTTTTATTGTATTACCTGCCTCATCAAATTTTGCTTTTAAAGCTGAAACTTCTTGAGTTGGTTTATCTGGTAAATTTGATATTATATTTAAATTTGAATTTAACTTATTTATAGCCATTTTTTATCCTTCCTTATCTTTTAATATAACTTCCTTGGTAAGCTTCTATCATCGCATCATATAACCCAAACGGCTTATCCAATTCATCACTATAGAATTTAAGTACTAACTCTGTAAATTTTTTCTGTTTTATTTTATACACTACATAAGAATTATTCTTTGTAGTAAATGCAAAATTAGAAAAATCAATATTAGAAAAATCAAATCCTGTCGCACTATATGTTGTTACTAACATTTCATCCTTCTTATCTGTTCCAACAGAAACTTTTATTTGGCCATTTGGAATTGTTTTTATTTTTGCAACTCCGCCTCGCTTATTAGTAGTTTTTAAATGATTTTCATTTCCAAATACGTCATTTGGCATTGTCCAACATGAATATATAGTGTTCCCATTATCATTTGTACCATCAAATTTGAACACATTTCCTTTTTCTGTACCAGCATACAAATTCCCTTTATATTCCTTTAATATTGTTATTTTTCCGATATCTTGTCCAATTTTCCAATAGTACCATTCATATTCATATCCATTTATCCCTTGAAACTTTTGCCTTGAATCTGCAAGATAAATATTTCCATCTACCAAACATAATAAATAACCAGCCCATTCACATAATTCTAATTCGTCAAAATTGTTTTCATTTACAAATTTTGCATCTATTAATGAACTTCTATGGCTTAATATTTGTTCTTCATTAATATTTGTTCCTATTCCTTCAATTCCTTGCTTGCTTACAAAAACAATATCATCATTAAAATTGATACATTTGGCTACACATCCTGTAGATATATTACCTTGTTTACTTGGATATATTTTTCCAGATTCACTATCAATCGAAGGAACATGATAAAATATAGTGTCATTTTGCTGGCTTGATTCTTTAAAAACCCACAAAATATTATTACCTACCGTCATACTTTTTATCATACTATCAGAAGTACCATCTTGATAATATGATAAATCACTAATATACGCCGGATTTCTCAATTCGCAATGAAATATAGCATTTCTAAATTTGGGATTACCCGTAAAAAATATTCTATTATCAAATGCAAGGTTTAAAGTACATTCTGAAATTCTTGTAATATAATCAGTTCCACTTTTAGAAAATTCAATTACTACATTAGCTTGACCAGCTGTGTCAGGTGCTGTAGGTGCATTGTTAAAAGTTACTTTCCCCAATGCTTTATTTACTGTAAAATCTGTTGTCTCTATATCATTTATCCAAACTTTTACTTCACCATCAGAATCAAGTAAAATAGTATCTAAATAATATTCTTTGCTATCACCATCTGCAACAAAAGTATTTTTTCTCTTACCTGTTAAAACATTAACATCTTGGTATAGTTCTCCTCCTCCAATCGGATTTCTTGCAATTGTAGTAGTGGGAACAAATGCAAGTTCTGATACATCATTTACATTTTCTCCATCATATACCAAATAATTTTTTCCATCGTTTATATATAGCTTATCCTCAAATACTGTCATTGAACTTTTTTTATTATTCATTTTTTCATACAGAACTTTATATCCTAAACTTGGAAATCCATACCATTCATATAATTTTTGACCAGCATGTACAATAGCTCTCTCACTTTCAACTCCATATATATACATACCATTAAAATTATCTTTAAAATTTTCTAAAAATATTAACCCCGGCCTTGTTTCAACACATTCTCCTTGTGTACTAGAATAATTTTTCCACATATTTGTACAATTTGGACTACGATTTAATTGAACTTTACTAGGGTCATTAGTAAAATCTACACCAGCCAAATTGCTATATAATCTTTTTATAGGCGTTATCATGTATTACCTCCTAAAAATCATACTCACTTTCGACAACTGCAATAGACATTGATTTTCTAGTGTCCAATCTATTTAAAGCATCTTCAAATGCTTGCCTAAAAGCAGAATAGTCAGCGCTGGGGTCACTTTTTAATAAATTATCTGCAACTTTATATGAGAGAATATTTTGAACATCTTGGTCAATTTCAAGTGAAAAATCATTTTCAGTTTCTTCTGTTATTATCGAAGGATAAGCATAATATTCTATTTTATATTTAGCTTCAGATTTATCATTTATATATATTTTTTTTGCTCCTTCTATAATATAATAATCACCTGGAACAATTTTGTTAGTTTCCTCGTCAAACGCTATAACATTTTTTAATTGATACATATTAGAAGGCAAACTGTATTCTCTATAATAATCTGTATCACTATACGTTTTACTTATTTCTTTGACTTTGCTTATTTTTTTTATTTGTGATAATTCTTGATATGGTTGGTTATATAATATTTTTATTTTATTCTGTATGTCTTCATCTTCTGTATACAAATTAGTACTTGAAGGTGCGTATTCATCTATAAGACTTAGTACAATTTTTATATTTTCTTCTAAAGTCATTAATTATCCCTCCAATAAATTTAAATCCCTTATTGCATCTTCTACTGTACAGACTTTCATTTTTGGATATATATAGCCATCACCCTCATTATATACAAGTATTGTTCCTTCTTTATAAGTAGATTCTAAATGTGATTTTTCCTTGTTCTTTACGCCAAATATCTCAATTTCAGAGTAAATATCTGTTATTATTGTTAAACCTCTTACACTCTGTTTAACATGTATCTTTTGATTAATTTCTTTATCTTCTATAGTTTCATCAATTAAATCTTTTTCAATTAGTACTCCATTTTCATCTTTTTCTTTAACAACATACCCATCAAAAAATTGTAAATTTGGTTTAAATACATATTTATTTATTTTATTCATTTTTATTCTCCTTTCACTATTGCTAGAATCGAACTAGCATATCCCTTAATAGTGATACATATAGCCAGCAAAAGCTGGCCACAATTAATATAATACTGCAACTTTGGCAGTTGTTGCTGATGTAATTATTTTTACTTTTTCATTTTTATCAGCATATACTGCACTTTCAAGCCTTATAATAGCATACTTTGAAGCCGCAATTGATAATTTTAAGTCATCTCCAGCGGAAGCATAGTGTCCATCCACAGGTGCTTTCACAGTCACTGTTGCTGCAGAAGCTCCAGAGTTATAAACTACAACTTGAACATCTTCATCTTTAGCTGGAAATATAAATTCACATCCATCTGCAACTGCAGTTGGGGCTTCAAAATCAAATTCTTTTATTTCATTATACCCACATTTAGTAGGTGTTAAACTTTTTACTGCCATTTTTTATTCCTCCTTTTTTTTAGGCCTTATGTGTCCTTAACACACATAATTGCTCTGGTCTTTGTATTTTTGCTCCATACACATGCAAACCTTTTACAATATCTGCAAATCCTTTTTCTTTTCTGTCAGTTTCTACCTTATTTATAGAATTTGCAAAGGCTATTGCTTTTTTAGTTCTAAGCATATTATAGTCATCTGTTCCATCATTGTATAAATTATTAGATATTTTAACTAATGCATTAGAATATTTTCCTACAATACCTTTTCTAATCATTTCAACATTATCAGTATATACTTCTGTTAAACCATTTTTAGCATATCTATAAAAATCTGGTGAACAAGCAAGTTGTAACTCTTCATTTGTTTTTACGTTATTTTTATATAATATAGTCAATCCATCATCAATTATATCTGTTGCGTTTTCTTTTGTTACTGCAACTGAATCTAATTTATGTTTAGCTTTAGCAGCTAAACTACCAACATATGCATCTGCTTTTTCTGCAAGTGCAGTTTTTGCTTCATCCATAGATACATTCATCCAATTTTTCATAGATTGAGCTTTATCTATATCATCGCATTCAAAAGCAAAATAATCAGCTTGGTCAATATCTAAGAATTGAGAATTGTCTTTTAATTGTTCAATCTCGATATCCTTATATGGTACATATTTTTTTACTGTAGGTTTTACTGCACCAACTATTTTTAGTCTAGCCCCCTCTTTTATTTCTCCTTCATACTCGTAATTACAAAAATCTGCTAATATTAAATCTTTCTTTAATTCTCTTTGTATGTATTTTGACCAAAATACAGGTTTAAAATTTTTAGCGGCCATATTTATTCCTCCCTTTTTTTATTTTTTCCATTTCAACATTGAATCTCTTACAATGTCTATTAATTTAGGATTTTTATCATAATCAGCTTCTGTCAAAGAATCAACTTCTTCTGGAGTATAAAAATCCTTTTCTTTTTTTGACTGTACATCTCTTGCACTGCCAGGGCTTGCCGGTTTTACTTTTACTAATTCTTGAGCATCTCTATTAGAGTCCATTTTCTTATAGACATCATAAATTTCAGAAATAGGCGTAGAAACATTAAATTTGCTTGCAAAACTTTTAAAAGATTCATCATCTAGTACTTTTTCATCGATACCTTTTGCAATTAATTCTTTTTTTGCTTTTTCTTGCATAGCATGTTTACCTAATATTTCAAATATTTCTTTTTCTCTAATGCTCCTTTTCTCAACAGGTTTTTCAAAAATTCTATTTGCGACTCTATTTACTTCATCATCACCAAGTTCAATAATTTCTTCTGCATCTGCTCTACCAAGGATTTTCTCTTCTCTTTCGTTATTCACCTTGTTGTCTGGTATATTAATTCCTTCGCTTTTATAAAAGTTAGCAAACTCATTTTTTATATCTGTTAAATTATCTTTACCTGTTCCAGCTTTTAATAGATTAGCTAATTCTTCATATTGCTTAAATTCCTCTCTTTTTTCTCTTTCAGCTTTTCTATATGCCCTCGCTTCTCTTTCTTTAGCTATTTTTTCAGCTAAATCATTTGCTTCTTTTTCAGTAAGCATTTTAGGTTTTTCATTTTCTTCATCTACATTGCTAGCATCTGTATTATCCGAAAACTCTCCTAAATTTTCATCGTCAACAACTTCTTCATTGTCAACATTTTCTATAACTTCTTCAGTTATATCTTGATTTTCTTCATCGTTCATAATTGAACCCTCCCTTGTTTTAAGTCATGCCTGACTGTTTTCTTGATAGCAGTTTTTTGTCTTACACATGCTTTGGACAATAAAAAAGAAGAACTAAACTATTTTAATTCTTCTCCCATACTTAATTTTTTATATTCTTTTTCTATTTCCTCAACTGTTTTTTTTACTGTTTTTTTGCATCTTTGACATTCAAGAAGAAATACATTATTTTTCACACTCTTTACTTTCATATCTACTAAACATTCATCACATTGCATCTTGCATTCCTCCTGTTACTTGGCTAATCATCTGATTTCCAGTTGACTGTATATTATCTATATTATCATTATTAACGTTCTCTTCTAATTGTCTTTGCTGTAGTAACTGTTGTATTTGATTCATCTGACTATTAGCAATTTCAGACTGCATTTGTATCTGTTTTTTTGTTTCTTCTCTTTGTTTTATAATTTTCTGTAACTTGTCCTTTGGCATTGCACTATGTTGAGGCAAAGCATCAACATATTCTTCAAATGTGATTTTGCCTTGTAAAAATAAATTTTCTAATGATTCTTCTTGTGCATAAATATCAAAAGACGTGACTGGAGTTATATCTACTTTGATATTTGCTTTGACTTTTTGTAGTTCTTCTTGTGAAATAGTAACTGGAACTTTTACAGTTTGAATAATCGGCATACCAGTTTTTTCATCTTTAACCTGAATTTCTTCTTCTGTATACAAAATTAATCCATTTATTTCATATGCTTTCCACATATCAAGCCAAATTTTTGCTTCTTCTTCTAAAAATTCTTTATATCTATACTGTTGCTCATTCAAAGGTTGTTGAGTTGCTTGTTGTACTGCAAGTATAGCTTTTCCAGAGGTTTGCGTAGGGTCAACATTTCCACGTGCTTCATCTGTAGTACTACCATTTAGATTTTGAGTATAATTAATCAACTCCTCTTGTACAGCTCTAGAATCGGAAGACATACTAGTAGCATTTAAGTACCCAACTTGTTTTCTAACATCTTCAATTCCAGTTCCGTTTTACTTTTATTATAGCTCCTACTTTATTAAGAGAAGATACATTATTTATTAAATCTTCATTTACAACTAACTTTGGATGCGCACAAAATTGAACAGAAATAATTCTTCTCATAATAGTTTTGTTTATTTCTATTTGGTTAGGAATTAATCTCCTTACTTCACCTATTCCCCTTGCACTTCCTTTTTTTTCTTCCCACAGAAAATGAGCCACTGGATATAAATTCATATCAGTAGATTTATTTTCTTCCAAAGTAACATACTTTGTACATTTAGTATAATAAACTTTTCCATTTTTTTTATAATATTTTAGAAGTACTAAACACATAGGTGTTATTTCTTCATATTTAACTTCCATGCCTGCCTGTTCTTCTACATCATTATCTGGTAATATATATTTTATTTCATCTTCATCTAATTTATATATAGTTCTCGCTTCTTCTCTAAGTTCATTTACATTTTTTCTAAATGATATTATGATATAAGGTTGTAATTGTATATTGCTTTCGTTCTCATTTCCAAAATATATGTTATTTTTATCAACAATTTCAACTTTTATTTCGTTTTCATTAGTATCATAGTAATTATGAAATATAGACTCATCATTTATACATGCGTCTTTTATTATTGTTCTTGATTTTTCATCTATTTTTTCATTTTCAAATATACTATCAGACTTTTCTGCAAGCATTGTACAAATTTTTTCAAATCTTTCATCTTTAGAATTATTTGACAAAGCATTGTAAATTACTTTGTACGTATTTTGTGATAAAACACCGGTTTTATATTTAACAACCGTATTTATTACATTAAAACAAACCTTTTCAATATTACCAAGTTTTGCATTTTTCCATTGGTTTCCGTAATAAAAATCATAATTATCTTCTGTATCATCGTATAAATTCATCATTCTATTATACATGACACCTTTTTCATAATCTTTCCAGACGTCTGTTATATTTATATCATCTAATTCATTAATTACATCACTTTTTGACATTTGTTACAACACATCCTTCTGTTTTGAGCCTCTAGGCTCGTAATTATTAATATTTTCCAATAAAGTATTAAATTTTTCTGTTTCTTTACTTTCCTCTTTATCGCCTTTCTCTTTAAAATGCATTTTTTCAAATCCTGATTTTATATCTTCTTTTTTTATCATCTTGATGGCGTTCTTTATTCCAAGAGTATAAGAATAAATAATTAATAACATTGATACTAAACTAATAATTAACAAATACTCCATAATTTTTTCTCCTTTTTTAAATATAGACTTCTTCTTCCCCTACTTCAAACTCTTTTTCTTCTTCTTTTTCAAAGCTAAAATTAAAGCTTCTATACTTTTCTCTTTCATTTTTTTTAATAATATATTTTTGTTGTGGCCTTATATAATGTGCAATTGCTAATGCCATTATTAAATCATCATGACATCCTAATTGTGCTTCTGCCTTTCCGTTTTCATTTCTTATGAAAGTAAGCATTTCTTCTAATGTTTCTATGTCATTAATACTTTCTATCATATCCCTTGCAACTTGTACTAACTCTGCTATTATAATAGGTCTTGTTTTTCTATTTGTATTAAACCCAAATGCCTTTTCAGTTTTATTTGTATATGTATCCTCCTTCATTCTTATATAAAAATTAGGATACCTCAATCTTTCAAGTTCTTTCTGAGGATATGTACTAAAATTAGTTTCTACTCCTATCAGTGCTTTATTATAATAAATTCCTAAGCAATACATTTGCCTTGCATATATATCTTCATCAAATTGATGTTTTAAAACTGCAACTTGATTACCCGTTATATTATTTAAAACCTGTCCTGTAAAATTATCTGAACCTTCGCCAGATGTATCTCCGCCTATTACGTAAAAATAATTGCGCTTTGGTAATTCATATAATTTTATAAAACCATTTTCGTCATCTTTCCAAACTATATTTTTTATTTTTATCCCATCGTAATCGTAAGTAAAATATCCTACCTTTTGTGGAGCTTTTAATTCATCTATTCTTCTAATTATATTTTCTTTATCAAATATACAAGCTCCTGATGCAACAAAAGCTTCTTCTTCAGAACACGGATATTCTTGTTTTATGAGTTCTTTATCTAAATAAGACATATATTTCTTATAATACCAATATAGTTGTTCAAGTTTTAATTTTTTACAATCTTTTAGCCATTTCAATCTTTCATATATCCAGTCTTTTTTATGTTCTATGTTATATATAAAGTCCCTCTTTACGGAGTCACTTTCAAAATTAGTAAAATATTCTTTTGTTTTCCACCATTCGTAAAAGCAATTTATATGTTGCCCTGACTTCCACATATCTCTGTATTCATTAAAACCATTCGCTGTTGTTTCATATATTTTTATACAATTTTTTGTAAAAGCTTCTCCAAGCCCTGCTTGAGTAACTGCTATTCCATCTCTCCAAAAAGCACATTCAGAACCATGAAAAAAGTTTATTGTTCGCGAACGACCCATGTTTTTTGTAGCTGTATCAACAGCCCAGCTTGAATTAAGCTTTTCAAATAATAGCTGTCTTTTATTGTTAAATTTCTCCGTAGGTTTTATTATATCTGGCAACATATCATATGGAAATTTTGCTTTATTTTGAAATATTGCCTCCGTATTACTGCTTTCATCCGCTACAGTTAAACCTTGAAAGTTTTTATTTAAAAGTATATTAGCAAGTTGATAAGCTGTAACTAATGTAGTAAAACCTTGCTGTCTACCTTTCAGTATTAAAAATGATATCTCTGTTATTTTTCCATTCTCATAATCCTTTTTGGCATTATTTATCTTATTTATAAAATCTTGCTGAACATCGTTAAAAAAAAATGGCATAGTTTTTTGATTTTTATCAACAACTATAAATAGTAATTCAATAAGTTTTTCAGGATTGTATATCACTTCTTTTAATAATTTATCATTTTTTATCAATTCTTCAGCTACAACTTCTCTAAATTGTTTATCTCTTTCTATATTTTTATCTTCTTGCCATTTTTCTTTTCTTCTGTTTATTAGATAATCTGCACTATAACTCATAACACATCTTCTAATTTTAATTTACCACTGTGCTCTATTTCTTGTTTATCTTTATATCCAAGACAATTTTTACCAAAAAATTGTGCAAATTGAGAATTATATAAATTTGACATTCCATTTACAAGCCATATTTTTTCTTGTAACTGTTTTGCACGCATATATGCTTCGGAAAATTCACTATATTTATCTTTCCACTCATGTAATGTATCTATATGTACACCTATTTTATTAGCATAACCTTGGAACGTTGGAAATTCATTTGCTGTTATTATTGGTGTTTTACTCTTTAATTGTCCATTTTGGAAATACTCTTCTTTATACATACATGTTTGTGGTGGTATATTAAAATATTCTATTATATCATTACAATATTCTTTTTTGTATTTTGCAGGCCTTCCTACTTTTGGCATATAATCACTCCTTACATATTTTTTAATCTATCAATTACATTTGTATTTATTTCATTTTTTTGTTTACTTTCATATTTTTGAATTATTTCATTTATAAAATCATTACTACTTGCTACTATTTCACATACATCTTCATAGCTAAATGTTTTTTCATCATTTTGATTATGTCCATACTCATACAACCACACATGAGTTAGTTCGTGTTTTAAAGTCTTAATTATATTTGCTTGGTCTTTTAGCAACATTATTTTTTGATTTTTATATATTGTTACTCCTAGTGTTCCATCTGATTTCATTTCATTATTAATTGTTGCTTCATCAACTTTTTCGATCGTCCATGTCGTATTATTTATTTCAAATTCCATCAACATCTTCCACACTTTCTACAATTTGTTTTATTACACATAAAAATAGACACATACTCAGTACATTTATATACTTTGTATGTATCTTTATCTAATTCACATATATTTTCTTTACAATTATATCTTATACAATGTTTACACAGATAATTTTGATATTCTTCTTTTGTCATAGTATCACTACCTTTTTATTACTCATTTACTCATAAATAAGCATTAAAAAAGTAGCCCAATCTTGGACTACATTGTATATTTTTAATTTGTTGTCATATTTTGTTGACTTGTAATATTAGCAAGTGTTATAATGTAATTGCTCTTTTCTATTCGTTAGAGTAGAGAGTCTCTTTTATCCTTTTTTCTCTGTATCTATTAGAGCAGAAGGGAGGATATTCAATGACTGAATTTACTGACTTTATTGTTGCTATTACTGGATTACTTACAATTATATATACTATAATTGTATTTTTTAGCAACAAACTTAAATAAATGTAAGATTATTCTTAGGCGCTGCTCGGCAAAGCAGGGCTTTCTTTTTTATTATATTCACTTTTTTGACTAAGTATACTAAAAAAGAGAAGATAGTCGGCAAACTATCTTCTGATATTCAATATAACTGAATTTACCCTTTCGAAATGAAAGGAGTGATTAAAATGAGTACATTTTAATCAATGGTTCAACAAGATTACATAAATTGTCTTCTTATTGTACCTACATTATAACATTAATGATATACATTGTCAAGTGTTGTATGTAATCTTGTGAAAATTGTTTGGCACCTCATGAAATTTGTATGAATAATAATAGCACTACCATAATAGATAGTGCCAAGAGGTTGATTATAAAAAAACTAAGGTTTCCCTTGTTTGCATTCAAAATAGCAATCCTCTCAAGTCTAGAACTAATCGTCTTTATTTTTTTGACGATTAAGAGAGAATTGAAAAGTAAGTCAGTTACTAGTCTATTCTTACTCAACGTTAATTTCCAGCGAAAGGCATATCCGATACCTTCTGCTATTATATATTATAGCATGCTTAAATACTTAATTTCAAGCTTTTGTTAGGAACACTTTAGGTACTTTTTAGGTAAACTTTATTATTATACTGTTTTTCTAATATTTTTAATGCTATATTTGCTCTTTTGTTAACTGCTCTCTTTGTTAAATTAATTATTTTAGATATTTGCAAATCTGATTTATTATATTTATATCTTAATTCAATAACTCTTCTATGATCATCATTTAATATATTTATAAATCCATCTATCATTTCAATTTTAGCTTGTAATTTCTCTATTTCTTTTTTAAATCTATTTATTTTATCAGTATTATCTATTACTTTCTTTTCTACATTAGAACTCATATATCCTTTTGGTTTTATATCTCCATTTATGCTAAAATTACTTCCAGAAATTGTAACTTCTTCCAATTCAAGTTTTTTGATACTATATTTTTTGACTTTTATTTCAGCCAAATAATTATTATAATTCTCTAATTCTTCTTTAATTTCCATATACCTACCTCCATTTTTTTATTCAACTTCAAATCTAGTATCTAAATTGTTTGGTATATTGTAAGTGTCTATTACACTTCTAAAAGCGTTATTTTCTTCTTTTAAATCTTTTATTTCTTTTAGTAAGCTTGTCTTTTCTTCTTGTAAATTTTTATATTCATTTGCTACATAATCAATTTTCTTTTTATCTGCTACTGAACTTATAATACTTAGTATTGTAAATATAATTAATACTGATATTATATAAATGTATTTATTCATATATTATTCACCTCTATCAAAATGTTCTGTTAATTTACCATTTTTCATTCTTACATATTTTGTTATTCTATTTTCATAGTTAACTACAAAACCTTCTACATTTCTGTTTGTCTTTTTACAATAGTTGTCATATAACTCATCTAACTTATTTTTGTCTGGTATTACTCCCATTTCGTATGCTATTGGTACTACCCCAATAAAATTTGGTATTTTTAAAGATTCAAAAGGATATATAAACAATTCATGATAATATCTTAGATTATACAACTCCATATTTTCATTAACATTTGCCTTAGCAAAAATGTAAAATCTTTTATCAAATTCATCAACAGAATATTTTAGTTTACCCATTCCTATCCATTCACCACATATGCATGATGATTCTCTTAATTCATTTTGTAAGAAATCTTTATGTTCCATTAACCAATTATATAGCCCCTTATATAACATATTTTTATTTTCTTCTAATTCATCCATTGCTATAATATTATTCCTTTGTGCTATATATAATTTACATTTTAACTTAAACAAACATAAATTACTCCCATCTATTTTTTCTGTTATCTCACATTTATTATTACTATCTACTTTTACCCTCTCTGTTTTTGGATATAACGTTTTCCTTATCATATTACTTTTCCTCCTCTATTTTATTTTTAAAATTTTTTTTATTTTTTCATAACAGTTTAAACATATATCTTTATTTACTAGACATCCGCATATATGTCCAAGTACATCAACATCATAAATTTTAACACGTTTACTATTTTCATTTTTAACTATATTACCACATACATCACATTGTGTTACGCTTGCCATTTTTATTCCCCCTTTTATGCTTTTATATAGAAAAGCTTTTATATCTCTCTCAAATTCATTACTTTGTATATATTCGTGTTTATTATTTATTTCTGACTTTAGTAATTTATTATTTATTTTTAACAAATAACTTTTTTTGAAGTTAAAGCAAATTATTTCTAAAGTTTCTACTATTTTTATTTTAATATTATATTTTTTGCTTAGCTCTTTTATCCTTTGATTATCTAAATTTTCATACAATTGATTTTTTAATTCTTTAACTTCATTTTCTAATTTTTTTATTCTTTTAAACATATTACTCCCCTTTTTTTAATTCTTCATTCTCTTTTTGTAGTTTTTCTATTATTTCACATATTTTTAATACTGATAATTTTCTTATTTTATCGCAGTATTTGTTCTCAGGTGTTAAGATATATAAACATTCTGCATAAGTAAGTCTACTTAAAAATTCTTTTTCTGTTTTACCTACATATTTCGCTTCGATATCTAACTCAATCTTTTTCTTTTCTTCATCGTTCATTTATTCCTCACTTTCCAGCAATTCTTGTAATCTATTTTTTATATCTAAAGATTTTGTGTTCATTGCTCTTAATCTTACTATTTGATAATCATTTTTTCGATAACTTGCATAAATATTTGTATTTTTTGATATTATTTCTTTAGTCTTTTTTATATCATAATCAATTCTGTCTATTATGTCTTCTATTCTTTGCTTTGTAATACAATCTTCGTTTGCTGTATAATATTGCTCAATAATTTCTTTCATACTAGCTTTTGTATATTCTTCTTTTCCTATTATTTCTAAGTCTTTCTCCATAATTTCATTTTTTAATTCTTCATTCTCTTTTAATACTCTTTTATAATCTCTTAAAATATGTTCTAGTGCTTGTTGTATATCTTTATAATAAAAATATCCCATTTTATAAGAACCTTTATAATTTTCTAACTTATCTCTTTTAAAATTGCCTTCTGTAAAATCTTTTAATAAAATTATATCTTCTTCTATACTATTTTCCACTACTCGTCCTCCTCTTCTAGTTCAATAATTTCTCTTATTCTTGCCCCACATTCTGGACAATAATTATAGCTATTATCTTCTGGTGTTCCATCTTCAAAATACCACTCTTCTTTACAATTACTGCACCCATATATAATATAATCATAATCATCTTTTCGTATAAAATTACATTCTTTCACTTAAAACACCTCTTAAATTTTAGAATAATCATAAGTATCACATATTGTTTCTATTACATCTTCAATGCTATCACTGTCATTTCCTATATATTCTCCATCTAAATAATAGTTTGTTATTGTATCTGTAGTAATCATATCACTTTCTAATAAGCATTCTTCACATATTATTTTCCCTGTTTCATTTTGTTTATAAAAATTATCGGAAAATTCCGTTCCACATATTTCACATTTTATTTTTTCTTTCACTATGTATCACTTCTCTCTAGCTCATGTTCATATGCTTTTTTCAAATCTATTTGCCCCATAAAATCACAATCTTGTACTGTTGCTGTATACTCTGCATATATCGCAGCATTATCTCCATATTCTCCTGTTTCAAACGTTTCTAATACATAACCTACATCATCATTTTGACTTAGCCCAAATCTTATTACAACTTCTTTTTCTTTATCATATTTATTCAATTTTTGTATTAATTCTTTAACTTTCATATCTTATTCACTCCTCTCCGAGAACATTTCTTCATCTTCTCTTATTTCTTTAAAATCATCATTCAATTCCACTTTAGGGCTACTTTCTACTAATTCTGTTCCTATTCCCCATTGGTTATTCATTATATAATTACTTATAAAAAAATGAATATTATCTTCTCCAATAACATAAAAGTCATTAGTCTTAGTTCCCATTCTTTCTATTGCATAACATACTTCTGGTAAACTTTTATTTATATCTCCATACTTATATGTTTTGTCATATCTAAAGGTTAAACTTATATTCTGAATTATTGTTCCTGTATTTTTTGTTCTTTTATTGTAAAATGGTATATGATATAACATTTTTATTTCTTTTAATTTACTTATGTATTCTTCTTTTGAAGATATTTTATTTTGTATTTCCTCTTCGACTCCTTTTCTTTCTACAGTGATATATCCATAATTAAAAACTACATCGCTTGGCTTGTCATTAAATGGATATTTCTTATTATCTTCATTTTCAAAATCATACTTGATTCCTAAAAACTCTAATATTTGTTCCATATTAAAAAAATTATATTCTTCCATATCTTATTTACTCCTTTACCACTAAATCTGCTTTAATTAAATCGTATATTACATCTAATTTTACAGTTTCTTTTTTTTCAACACTTGAAAATCTAATTATTCTATCTGATATTACAACGTAAATACACATATCAATTCCTGCTATTTGAGAATATATGTCATCATATTCCAGATTTTTTTGATAAACTCCTCCTGTTTTATAAAATCCGATATTTTTCAAGTTCTTTTAAATCTACTCCGTTCTCTTATTTTTAACATATCTATTCTCCTCCTAATAATTAACTCTGATTATATAGCTATTAAATTCTGGTTGATAATATATACTTAGTCTTAAATTTTGCATTTTATCTATTCCATATCTTTCTATTTGCATTCCACCTCTTAAATTCCCTATATGATTAGTTATTGCAAATTTAACTATGTTTTCTAATTGTTCTGTATATTGTTTATCTGCTTTTTGTCCTTCTAATTCTGTCTTTAACGTGTCATTTTTATTTCTTAATCTACTATTAGATAATTGATAAGTTTGTAATTCTTCCTTCAAATTTTCTATTCTCTTATTTAATCTTTTTACTTTTCCTTTAACGCTCATCTTCTCCTCCTAATAACTCTAGATTATCATATATAGTGCCAATTACTTCATAATAATCTAGCTCTCCATATCCTTCTTCTGTTGCTAAATCATTAAAATAATATTCGTTTTCACTTTTTTCTCTATAAAACCCAAACGCACCATGAATAAATTTAATTTGTCCTATTTCTTCTTGTCTAAACCCAAAATCAAAACGATGTCCATAAATTTTTACTATATCTCCCTCGTATATTTCTTTTCCGTTTTTATCGTGTAGTCCTGTGTGTTGTCCTATTGTATCTGCATTTACTTCTCCTTGTACCATTTTATATGGCATATTCCAGTCTGGCATATATCTTGGGTCTGGAAACTGTATATAGTATTTATCTGTTTCACTTTTTCCAAAACATACAGGTGGAGCTGGTATTCTTAATATTGTTCCAAAAATCCATTCATTTTCTGGTATCATTTTTCCTCTAAACTTTATCTCTCTATTCATCTTCTCCTCCTACATTAATTGTCAAATCACTAATTATCATATCACTTATATTAAAGCCATGATTTGTAAAAAGTCTAATATATTCGTTTGAGTTTTCACAATCTATATTCATTCCATATGCCTTTTTGTTTTCTAAATGAATTACATCACCTTCCCAATGGCACCAACCTATTTTTTCACCTTTTGAATTTTCAAAAACAAAATCATAGGATTTGTATCCATTTTTACCCCAAAATCCGATTATAAGGTTTATATGGAATTATATATATACCATTTATTTGACATGTTGGTTTTGTTTTTAGTTCTTGTAATTCTTTTCTATATTTTCTATTCATCTTTTCCTCCTAAAATGGTGATTGCCATGTTCTCACTTTGTCAATAGGAACTATTTTACTTTTGTTATTTCCATAAAATACTTTTGCTACTTGTATAGGCTCCTTTAATTCTCTATGTATAAACTCTTTTCCACTTATATCGTTTACACAATCTACATATTCTCTTTTTGTATTTTTAGTAAATATTCCAACACAAGTTCCTTCAAATTCTTTTTCTACAAATTCATAAATTTCTTGTTCACAGCTTCCACCTTGATTTAATGTTATTGAAACATCATCTTCTATGTACTCATCATCTATTGTTGAATTATATACATATTTTGTTTCTTTTTTCTTTAAATATCCTTCGCATATAACATTTCTAAATAGTAAGTTCTTCATCTTCCCCTCCTTTCTTTTTTATAACAATCTTTTATATTACTTTCGCAAGTTTTATATAATAATTTTTTATTTTTATATATCCCATACAGATTATATTTTTCATATTCTTTTATTAATTTTTTCTCAATCATATTCTACCTCTTCTATTTCTAAAATAACTTTACTTGATTTGCCATATTCAAAATCATCTCTAAAGCCTTTTACAAAGTTTCTGTTATCGTTTTTTAATTTTCCTGCTTTTACCATTGAATCTAATATGAATTTTTTAGCAAAACATACATTGTCTAAATCACGTCTTTTGTTTTCTTCTACCCATGTGAAATGAATTTTAATTGGATTTTCGTATGTGGGTAGTAAGTTTATATACCAGCCTATATCTTTTTCGACATTTTTCTTCATATTAGCTCCTGCATATTTATTTTTTCTACATTCATTTATATAATCGTTTAAACTTGGTAATTTAATCGGTATTTCAACCTTATATTTCAAATTTTTTCCCCCTTATAAATAATTTTTTCCAAATATTTGTCTAAATTCTTCTATTGTTTTATTGTAATATTCCATAAATGCTTTTTGACCTATTTTTTGCCACTCTCCACATAACTCTTTATCAAAATGTATTCCTTTGCAAGCAAATTGATTATGATGTAACTCCACACATAAAGGTATCACTAATCCATAATTTTTACTTAATTGTCTATTAGCAGTACCAAAAAATATTTCGTGCTTATTTACATTAGGTCTTCCGCATATAATACAATGTTCCAAATCATCTGTTAATATAGAATATCTTCTATTATCTGATACTTTTCTCATTTAAGATAGTTCCTCCAAAATCATTCCTCTTTCTATTAATTTATTGATAATTGGAACACCACTACAAGCTATGCCGTTTATTTTAGGATAATATGCTCTTAATGAACAATTATCTCCTCCTCTAGAATGTGTTAACGGCAAAGAAATTTCTATTATATCTCCAGCTTTTAAATCTTTAAAAATATTTGCATTCGTTTTAGGCATTGCAATAACTTTATATTTATTTTTTAAAACTAAGCTATTCATTTCCATTCCTCCTTATATCTTGCTATTTGCTCTGGTGTATCCGTTGGTATACCTTGCAACTTACAATCTTCTACTATACTATCTATAAGTCTACACATTTGTTTACTATCATAAGTAGAACTTCCATAATATGCTTTTACGTTTGTATATCCATCTATTTTGCTATTTCCTATTACTTCACATGGCCATCCAATTCCATTTTTTTGCCATGCTTCAATAAATTTTTCTACTGCTGCATTTTTTATTGGTAATACTTCGTATACTCCTATGTCTTTTATTTCCATCTTGTATATTTCTTCAGCCTTTATATTCATTTTTTCTGCTAATTTACCAAGTAACACCCAACAATATGCATTTGCATCTAGCGACCTTTTATTTCTATGTTTCTTAGCTTCTATATCTAATAATTCAACGTTTTCTATTTCTTCTAAACTACTTATTTGATTATTTATTAAAAATGTCAATTTTGGTTTTCTTGTTTCAAAATCTATACTTATATCTGCTAGTTTTCCTTGTAGTTTCATATTACACCTCATTGTTCTGGATATTTACCTTGTTTTAAACACTGAGTTAAATATTCTAATTTGGGTAAATATTCATTTTCTATAAAATTTTCATCATATTTCACTTCTATTAATTGAAGTCTTTCTTTGTTTATTTCATTAAAATAATTATTATAATCATTTTCTTTTAATCCGTATGCAACTATATATAGCCTGTGTATTCCACTTGCATACATTTCAACTTGTGCTTGTCTCCAGTATTGTTTTGATACTTTAAAATCTTTTTCAATATTGTGTGTTTTTACTTCATAGATACAAGTATCTGTATTTCCATCTAAATTAGCCCTTAATCTATCAATTATTATTTGTTTATCTTTTTCTAATCCATCTATTTCTAAGCTGTCTAATATTTTATGTTCGTAATTGTTACCAGCCTTAGTTGCCTCATTAGAAAAACTATTTTTATTAAGGCCAAGTTTTTCAAGCCACCACTTTTCAAATGTTTTTGTATTCCAATTTCCTACTACCATACTTGTATCTGAACAACCTATGTAGTAACTTCTATCTTGACTTTGTATCAATGTTTGATAAATCCTTTTCAAAATTGTTTAAAGTATCAAAATAACTAAATAAAGCCTTAACTTCATCTTCAGTTTTATGAAGTCTTTCTGCGATTTCTTTTACTGATAATCCATCTTTTAATTTTTTTGTGTAGATTTGTTGACACCTTTCTTTAATTTTGAAAATATCGTGTTTTGATAAATCATCTTCCCAACTATCTTTTTCAGTTTTTAATTCATCTTTTAGCCATAAATCAAATCCTAAGCCCGTTCTTAATGCCACGCCTTTAACAAATAATCTAGTTTGACAATTCCATAATCTTTGTTGTGTCATACTATTATCTTTGACTGGATTACTGCCGTTCGTTACTGGTCCTCTTTGAGTAAATTCTAAATCATCTATAACTATTTTTACTTCAGTTTCATATACTCTATTTGTCATACCATTTTTATCCGAAAAAACTTGCTCTGTCATATATAAACTACTTCCAGTTAATTGATTCACTACAGGTTCAAAATACACTTTTTCAGCTCCATTTTCATGTAATAAATCAACTACTTTAGCCCAATTTAAATAATCTGCCCCATCTCTTTTATCTATCCATTTACTTACATCTATATTTCTCATTTCTTTATAACTTTTTAACATCTATAACACACTCCTCATATATTCATTATTTTGATATTCTAGTTCCTCATCACATTCTCTATTAAAAGCTTGCATATATTTTTCAACTGTTTCTTCTAACTTGCTTTTTGCTTCTTTTAGTGTTTCTAATATTTCTTTATATTCATCAACTTCATTTAGTTCATCAATTGCTAATTGTATGTTGTCGTATGCATTTGCATATATTTCAACTAGTTCTCCATTAGTCCATTTCATACTCTTCACCTCTATATTTTTTTAAATCTATACTTGTAGGTAAATCATATTTATCACAAGTTTTTTTAGTTATAATTGCTAAATGTTTAATATATTGTTTAACTGTCATAATTACCAAATCCTTTCAAAAATGTGTACACTTTTTCTTTGCTTGCTTGCACATCACTATCACTTACACTATCATTATCATGTGCACTATCACTATCACGTTCATTATCATTATCATTATCATTATCATGTTCATTATCGGTATTTTTGGTATTTTTTTGTATACCATTTTTACCACTGGTACTTTTGGTATTTTCTTTATTCCATCTTTTACGTATATTTTTTTTATTTCTTTCTACTACTTTTTGATATTTTTCTTTATTTCTATCTAATGCATTTTTTATAGGTATAAAAACTAAATTTAAAGTCTTACTTAGCTTAGGAGATTGTCCTGTGCTTTCATATTCAAATATAGCTTTTATAAGTTTTCCTGCTTCGTTATCAGATAGAGTTTCAAATATTTCTTTTTGTTCTAAATACAAAATAAAACTATCTTTCATTTCAACCTCCCTTGACATATGTGATATAATACAAATATAAGTATTTATCAAATAGTATTTATATGTTAGAAGCTGTTTTACTTGTCACAGTAGCTTCTAATTTTTTTGAGCTTTTTATATTATTTACTGCTTTTTTATTTCTTTCTTCTATTAAATTTGATATTACATTATTAAGCTTTTCTCTATCATTTTCCCAAATCTTTTCTCTATATTCGCTTTCTGATAGTTTTCTTTTTAATTCTTCTATGCATTCATTTTTATAATCTATTAGTTTATCAATATTTTTACAAGTTTCTTCTAATTCACATACTCTTTGTCTTAATTTTCTATTATTTTCTCTTATCTTTTTATTAAACATCTTTACTTACTTCTCCTTTCCATTTTTCTATATTTTCTTTTGTCTTCTCATTTAAGTAATTATTGTATGCTTTTTCAATTTTTTCTGATTTTTGTTCATAATACTTTTTATCATTTAATGCATATACTGCTACATTTCTTTTTGTCTTTTTATCATATCTTTTACTTATAACTTTAATCTCATTTTTTCTTGTCAATTCAGTAAGCCTCGGTGCAACATAGTTTCTTTCTTCACTTCCCAATTTTTTTGCTAATTCTCTTGCTGTAAGTCCATTAATTTCATTTTTTAAAGCATATCTTATTTCTTCATATCTCTTTGTTTTATCTAATTCATTTAAGCTTTCTGCTCTTGTTTCCTTAGTTATCACTTTATCACCTACCCCTCTAACACAAATTTTTCTATCTCATTGTAAATACTGTAGCCTTTTCCTTTTATTTTTTTAGTAATTTGATATACAACTGTTTGTACTGTACATGCAAATATAACCGCAATTGATATCGCTCTTACACTTGCTATTAATATTGCTATTATTAGTTCTCTGTTACTTATTAAATAATTGTACATTTATATCACCTCCTAAACTACATATTCTCTTTTTTTATTACTCTTTTGATACGTTATAATATCAATCGTATAATGCTTATTTTTATTTATAAAATTTTCTATATCTTTTCTTTGATACATTCGTTTTCCTGCAACTTTGATGTAAGGAATATTTAGTGTATAGCATACTGTTTTTTTACTTACTCCTAATATTTCACTTACCTCTTGTGATGTTAACAACTTATCCACATTTTCCACCTTCTTTTCTTTTTCTATTTCTTCTATCTATTTGTTTTGCACAACATGTTGTGCTTAATTATCAAAAAAAATATCCATAACTGAACTTTTTAGTCCATCAATAGCTATCTTCTTCATAGTTGCATTAGTTATATTAATATCTTTTTGATTCTCTAAATCTGATATAGTAGTTCTTGAAACGCCTGACCTAATTGCTAATTCTTCTTGTGTAATTTTCTGTTCTTCTCTTTTTTCTTTAATTTTATTATTCAATTTATTCACCTCACTTTGTCCATCATGTTGTACATATAATATCATATTATTTTTTCACTGTCAACTATTTTGAACAAAAAAAATAAAAATCTTGACTTTTTGTAAAATATAATGTACAATATTACTATAAGGAGGAAATTAAAATGCTTTTAGGGGATATAATTAAGCAATATAGAAGTGAACATAATATATCTCAGAGAGATTTTGCAAAAAAATGTGAATTAAGTCACACTTATATTGCTGCTTTAGAAAAAAAAATTGATGCACGTTCTGGGAAAAAAATAGCACCTACAGTTGACGCAGTTAAAAATATTAGTAAAGGTTTAAATATGCCATTACAAGAATTATTAAACATAATAGATGATGAACAAGAATTTATTGTTAATCAAAACAAATCCATAAGGATACCAGTCTTAGGCTCAATCCCAGCAGGGATACCAATGGAAATGATTGAGGATATAGTTGATTGGGAAGATATATCAGAAGAAATGTTAAAAGGTGGTAAGCAATACTTTGCATTAAAGATTAAAGGTGATAGCATGTTTCCTGAATACTTAAATGGTGACGTTATAATAGTATTAAAACAAGATGACTGTGAAAGCGGACAAGATTGTGTTGTAGCTGTAAATGGCGATGACGCTACTTTTAAAAGAGTTTTTAAAACAGATAACGGAATTACACTACAACCATTAAATAATAGCTATATGCCTATGTTTTACTCAAATGATGATGTTTTAAACAAACCTGTTAAAATATTAGGCGTTGTTAAACAAATAAGAAGAAATAAGTAGGTGATTTTTTGAAAAACAAAATATTAAACATTTTATTAAACCTTTATTATATTTTTGCTTTCTTGTCTTCATTAGAAATAATATATTATATTAGTAATAAATACGGTTTATCTAATTGCACGTATCTTATAATTCTTACATATATTATTTTATGTTGTATTATTTT